TACAGTCACTGGCAGTGTCGATAGAACGTGAGTCTGTCCACTTTCCTGCCGTGGCTCCGCTCCTTCGCCAGCTTCGTGCATTCCAGTACAGGAAAATGCCTTCAGGGAACTACCGCGTTGAAGCTCCTCCCGGCGAACACGACGATGAAGTGTTCGCACTTGCACTCGCACTGACGGCCTGCGCGGAACCCCCACCTCTTTCCCCGCAGCGCCGTCTTTCGCGCAACAGGAGATATGCCCCGACACAGGCTCAGGCCGAATCCGGCAGCTTCAACAGCAAGGGTGAGTCTATTATGAGGGAAATGAGGCGCAAGCGCACAGAAGAACGGTGGGAACGCTCAGGAGTGGTGATCTGATATGGTACTGGCATCATCGGAACGTGCATCAGGACAATGGATACCCGGATTCGCTCAGGACGGCGAGGAAGATCAGGCTCCAAGCCTGATGGAAATACTCGGACTCTTTCGGGAATCCCAGCAGTATTACAGTGCATTTCATAAACAGTGCAGCCTTGAAGAGGATTACTACCTCGGACGGCGCACTGTGCCATCACCAGAGGGAATCGACCCTGTATGGCCTGCAACAGCAGGTGCAATCATCAACGTCGGTACAGATCACGTCGATGTCAACAACATACAGATAGATGTCCCTGCAGGACCAAGGGCTAAAGCACGCGCAGAACGCATCAAACGCTTCTATCAGGGCGTCTGGTCAAGTATACGTGAGCCTGTCCTTCGTACAGCAGTCAGACAGTCCTTCCTCTACGGCATAGGATGGATGAAGGTTATGTTCGATTCCGACCGGTGGCCTGATGCACCACTTCTCGATCAGTTTGAAACAGATGCAGAATACAAAGAAGCACTCTCAGACTTTATGGAAGACCGCGACCTGTCATTTCCTTTCGTTGTTTCAGTCGTCAACCCAAAAAACCTGATATGGGACGACTCAAAAACCCGCACAAAGTGGGCAATAGAGTACACGCAGCGCAGCGTCAGGGATGTACAGAGGCGCTACCCTGAGTGGACAACGCAGAAAGACGGTAACCAGATAGCCCAGTGGATGGAATACTGGGACGAGGAGTGGGTAACATACCTCGCAGACGACCAGATCGTCTGGGGCCCCCATAAGCACGGCTACGGATTCCTCCCCTACACACAGGTTATGCCTGTTCACAGCTATACATTCGAGGACGGAACCCCACAGGAACGCTACCGGGGGATCCTCAATAACGTACATTCACTTCTTGACGAGGAAGCCCGGCTTATCACACAGCTAGGCGCTATCGTCAGGACTACAGCCTACAGAACACTCGATTTCGCAGGCCCAAGGGCACAGGCGGAAGAAGCTGCCGAGGACTACGAACTCTTCGGAGGGAAGAACGTTCTGCCTCCCGGTGTGGAGGTGAGAGTATCCCCAATGGTACAGACACCACCGGATCTCTTTCAGCAGCTTAACATAGTGCAGACGCTCATAGAGCAGGCAACCTTTCCCAATGTCGTGAGAGGTGTCAGACCACGCGGTGTCTCTTCAGGATTCGGCATTTCAGTTCTCTCCGGCATGGGAAGGCTTGTCTTCCAGGGAGTAGCCGACGGATTACGTCATTCTATAGAGAGAATCAACGAAAAGTTTGCGAAACTCGTAGAACACAAGCTGATGGGACGGGTGACTGTTCACGCACGATCTGAAGTGCATAACTTCGATCAGTCAATTGGCCCTGAAGATATCAAGGGTTACTACGAAAACGTGGTGTCGATCAAGGCGGAAGCCCCGGAAGAACGGGAGCGTGAAGCACTTCTTGCCCTCAGACTGCACAGCGCAGGGGTTATCTCCCTCTACGAAGCACAGAGAAGGTCAGGAATCATCAATCCGCTTGAGGAACAGATGCAGATCAACGCCGAACAGCTTATGAAATCACCTGAGTTCATCCAGCAGCAGACGCAGTTACTGCTTGAACGCATAGGACTGCCGCAGCAGATGGAACAGTCTGTGTCTCCCGGAGGTCAGCCTTCCGGTAACCCCGGAGCTATGAATATAGGCGGAGCGCAGCTACAGAGGCCAGGTGAGCGGAACATGCAGGCTGCCAGAGTTGCAGCGCAGCAGGGTGAACCAAGTGTCTACCCACAAGGGATGAGCGGCATTGATGCCCTCGGAGCACAGCTAGGCGGGCCGACAGGTGGCCCGGTCAACGTACCCTCAGGTCAGAGGATAGGAGGATAAGATGGCAAATCCGAAGAACGTCAACCAGTTTATGGCTCCGGTCGATATGGCTGAGAAGTTCGTAAAAGAGAACATGAATAAAGTATTCGATACAATGGGTATACAGGCTCCACGGCAGTATCAGCAAACACCGCCGGATGAGATAAGCGGTATACCTGTTGACCAGATAGTTGAAGATGTCCTGAATAATATGGCGGAGATGCAATAATGGCTTTTGAATTATTTGATCTGGGTGCCGACGCATACAACGGAACGAAGAAGAAGCAGAAACCTAAGAAAAATGGCAGTGCTATAGCCACCCCGAAGCCAGTTGATAAGTATTCGGGCGCTGAGCAATTCTGGGAGACGACAAAGAGTACCATACCGGGTCAAACATATGAAAGCGCTACCCAAAAAACGGTAGGAGGGAAAGAAACTCTCACATCTAAGGTAAAAGAAGTGGCAACTTCGCCTGCGATAAATCTAGTAAAAGGTTTAACTGGTGGGGGTTTTCAGGAAGGTGCGGAATCAGCAGAAGAGACATCGACTCAAGTACCCACATACGGTACTCAGGGAGCAAAGAACAGGGCATACGTCCGTGGATTGCCGCCTGCAACTTCCGCCGATTTCGAAGCTGGACAGAACGTGCCAATGTTCCTTGACTCCGAGACTAACCAGTGGACACCTGTAAGGTATCAGGACTGGACTCCAGAAATGGGTCCGATGCAGTTTGCAAAGTTCACCGATGTATTCAGGCAGGAGGGTGGACCTGTGTCCCCCGGTATGGAAATAAATCAAATGGCTGTTGCTGACCCAACGATTCAGGAGGGTGCAATATTCCCGGAAAGAGTTACTCAGCTAAAGCCAGAACTTATTGGGGATGCGAGGCTTCAGGGAATAACCCTCAGTCCGGGAGAAGAGGAAGCTCTTGGTATATACGCAGGGGACCCAGAGTCTGCAACATACAAGTCCCTTGGAATTACACCCCCGGAGGGAGTAAGCGAGTACAGCGTCCCTACCGATGTGCAGGCAGCGGCTGACCTTGCTAGGACTCAGGGGGTCTACGAGGATGTAAAGGATGCCTTCGAGTTCGGTGATATTACTATTCTTGGCGACATGAGTGAGAAGCAGTTGTCAGATATGAGAATTGATTTAGCTACTGCCAGCCCAGAGTATGCAGCTAACATCAAGAAAGCAGTTGATGCCGCCAATCTGGAGGCAGAAGGATTCACCAAACCTGAGGCCGAGATAGCGGCAGCGTCTCTGAGTGATTTCGCTTCTGGTAAGGTGTCGGTGGAGAATTTTGATATATCATCAATTATAAAAACTGCGCCCGTATACGCTGAAGACGGCATAACGGTGATAGGTCAGACTATAAGCCCTTCATCAGAGCAGATGCTCAACCTGTACACAGAGATGCGTGCAGCACGAACCTCCGAGAAAATGCAGGAGGCACGCAGGGAACTCGATGAGATCAGCGTGTATGGGCAGGCATCTGATATAGGAAAGAAAACACTGGCGCAGAAACAGCTCGATCAGGAAACTAACAGCACGCTTTCCCGTATATACGGCAGACCAATGACTCAGGAATCCCTTGATGGTGCAATGGATGGCTGGGCGAATATGTCTGATGCGGAAAAAGAGGAGTTCCGAACGGTGGAACTCAGGAACCTTGAGACAGCGGTGGAGCAGTTTGATGAGCAGATGACGAAGGAATATGCGGAACTTGCCCTGTCCGTGCAGGAATTTCAGGCTCAGGGTGGGGGATATGTTATGGAATATGATCCCGAGGAGGGAGTATTCAAAATAGCAGAGGAAGAAGTTACTGAGACTATAACCAATGAGGATGGGACAACGAGCACTGTCACAAAGAAGGTCCCGCTCAAGACTGTTGACAGAAAGCGTACAGAACAGGATATAGCAGAATCTCAGGCAAGAATCAAGGATGCACAGAAAAACCAGAGAATTGCCAGAGATGAGCTTCAGTTCAGGGTTATGGCAACTGATGAGGAGAACTTTCAGAGACAGCAGGAAAGACTCTCAAGAGAATACCAGACAGAGATTACCCTACAGTCAGAGACTGCCAATGCCCAGATGCTTCAGGGAAAAGAGATTCAGGCAAGGCAGTCAATGCAGGAGCAGGCCGAATATGCTACGTCTGCACTCCAGAAACAGTCTCAGTCTCATCAGGCTGCGCTCC